GCATGCTTCTGCTCCGACGTAATATATCGTTTCTTCACGTCCAGCGGTAACGTCAACGACAACTGCGCACTTTGGGAAACAGTGCCTCTACGGTTACGTAAGAGAAACCGTGAACAAAAAACATCACCAACATCATTTCGCAGATAGATTTCGTAGGACATTGAAACTAGTTTCGATTTTCGACAGGCAATATAATAACCATATCTCATATTTTTGAATAAAACATTCTATCGGCATCACTTAACAACATGGCAAATAATGGCGGAAGTTGTAATCCTGCTCAGTCGTTTTTTCGAGAGGATCTTCTGATACGGTTCTTGAATCGCAATTATCATCACGCCCGTTCGCAGAATTCAAACGATAAATGAACTGCTCATTATCATATGAATCGGCCTTCTAAAATGGCTATAAAATGGACACCAGTAGACAACATGGTTTAGTATACTTTGGTCTTCGCAACGTCTACGCCTTCGATCCTTTCTGCGGTTCCACGAAGCAAACAATCATGGAGTCACGTAAATATACAGAGCCGTGGTCAACCTGGTCGGCTCTTGTTCCTGAGGAACAGGAGGAAGTACCTTCTGAGGACATTTCGTCTGAGAGTGCATTTCTGGATTACGATAACTCGCAAAGTTTCTTCACATTACTTCGGTCGAACGGCATCAATTCTATTCCAAATAAATTGTGGCACCTGTTTACCCACAAGTTTGAAGCCAAGTTTTTGAACGGAAGAACCCTAGAGATTGAATACAATTTCGATCCCAGAAGAAGCAGCAAAGATCGAGTGCTCATCAACTTGAAAAGCCTGTTGCCTGTGTTCGGTGGCATCGTCCCTCTGGGTATGGACGACTTCACAAGTGTACTCAAGATGGACGATTTTGTCAATATGCATGTTCACTTGAACAAGTGTTTCTTCGGTCTGCACGCCTCCTGCTCCTGTGGCACATCCGTCAACGAGACTAAGTCTGTGGAGCCTTTCGGGAAGATATGCCTCGACGGACACGTTCATCACTACTGCTCGGAGCACGTACGTTGGTGGTTGCAGTGTTATTTGGAATCTTCGATTCTGTTGCGAGAATCAAAAGAGTCCTTCGACGAGCTCATCGCCATGAAGTACAGATTTCAACCAGAGCACATTGTTTTTTTCCAAACGGGCAACCGCGCTACTCCGGAATATTTGCTCATGAAAGCTCTCGGGAAAGGTAACATTTCTCGTCGTAAGTTCTACACACCGAGGTTCACCAAAGCGGAAGATCGTTAACAACGTGTCTAGAGCACATCGGAATAAAAATTTATGTTTAAGTCATTCAATGTAACAAATATTCAATTTAGTATTAAATAAATATATTAGTCATTCGATGTATGTCGTCCTTATGTTTAATGGAATAAAATAACCTTTCGAATATGTGTACTTATGTTTTTCCTTTCAACCCTATAACTCTGGAATGACAAAAAGTGAGCAGAAGCAGGATGACAACGTCTGGTCCCTCCAACGTTGATCTAATTGGAATTTAGCTTCTACAATGGAATCTATGTTAAAAGAACGTAAGTCAAGTTTAAACGCAGTTTAACGAAACAGCCATAAGACCACGAGAAAAATTGTGATCAATCGACATTATGTATCGATGGTTGTCAGAAATAAAAATCATCTACACTTCTTATTGTAATAATGAAAAAAAAACGTACTTACAAATGTGCATAAATGTCGGAGCGGTTTTTTTTTTTGTTTTATATTATCCGTTAAACAACGACTTCAATTGACCTTGATACGGACTTTTCGAAAACCCAGGTCCAAAGTTCGAACTAAGCTAGATATATTCCGAACATAAAAAACCATTCCATTGTTCGGACGGTACGTGACCGGTGTTTAGTATTTCACGGTTTTAGGTTCTCAGGTTCTTCGGTTCTTCGGTTTTTCCTATTTTTTATGACAACATTCTCAGACGCGTACGCTATGGGAATAAGCCAAGACCGTCTACTGGACATTCTAATTGACACGTGGCGAATGTGTTGGTTTGAAAAATTCCAGTTTAACTATGTCAACGAGGACGTCCATCTTATGCGATTCGGGGATCGATGGCAGCATCTCTTCCATCAGCCAGCGACCAACATCACGAGCCTCCGGCATCCAAGAATTGAAGAACATTTGTATAACCTTCTTGATTGACCAGCGGAGCGTGTGGATGCGATGATCGTTTGAGGGGTTCAAAGGTCGTATACCGTACGATCTTTGAGACCGACGGAGTTATTGAAAAAATAGGAAATCTCTAAATTCAATTTTCGGACAATATGACCACGTGGTACAAGAACTTTTCTGACACAAAAGATCATTCTTTTGATGGATTAATAGACTGATACTCGTTGTTAGGTTAGGTTGTCTATTTTTTTTGTCCGTCACGTGTTTGCAAAAAGATAAACTTGACCTTTTATCGAACACACCTTCATTGCCCAACGCTGGCAAAGCAGGCGTCGAAGTTATTGAAAAATGGAGGAAATCGCTTCCAAAATACTATTCAATACTGACAATTTATCTACAATTGGTTTCCAATGGTCATGACAATAAATGACGAAGATATAGAAGTTCAAACGATAAATCAATTGTTCATTACCATATAAAGAGGTTATATGCTGAATATATAAAGGACTGAGATCGAGAACATCGTATAGTTAACTTCAAACTGGTCAACATGCACAACGTGATTAATGTTCGGAACGGTGTCGCGAAGCAAAAAGTGATGGATTCAAATGAAAATGAAATGGAGTGGTCAACGTCGCCAGCGCTGGAGGAGCCGAAGGAACAGTTGACCCGGCGTGAGAAGATTTTCTCCAAGAGGAAAATATTGAATTACGAAACCTCCCAGAGTTTCATTTCATTCGTTGAGTCAAACGGTATGAACGATATTCGAGAAAAATTGAAGCACCACCTAACTCAGAAGATCAAAGTTAGGTTTTTAAACGGAATCAGAGGAGAGATCGAGTATAATTTCAATCCAGCGAGGAGACGTGCAGATTGCGTTCTTATCAACGTACGCAAACTGTCACCTTTATTCGGCGGCATCGTCCCTGCAGCTATGGAAGAATTTACAAGCATATTCAAGATAAATAATTTCATCGAAACGCACGTCCACTTGAACGAGTGTTCGTACGGCGTGTACGCCTCCTGTTCCTGTGGAAAAAAACGTTCGGAGGATGTGGGCCTTTTCGGGGATGTATGCAAATATGGACATGTCCACCATTTTTGTTCGGAGCACCTTCGTAGGTGGTTCGAATGTTACCTGCATCATACAATTCTGTTGCGAGAATCAATGGAACATTACAAAGACCTCGTCGCCCAAGAGTGCAGATGGAATCCAGAAGATATTATTTATTTGCAAACGGGCGACCGCGCGACGCCGCAATATTGGCTAAAGGCTGCTCTAGAAGGGTGGTAAACGGTTCAGTGATAAGTAGCTTTTAATCTAGGTTTATAATGTAATAAATGAATGTATCAAATATGTGGATTTCATTTCAAGAGACGCGACAGCGGCTCGACGCCAAGTATTAAAAAAAAAAAGGTAGCGCAAGAGCTGCCGTACTCTTATATACAGTAAAATAGGGGTTTTATGACGTCACAGAAACCTTAACACGTCTTCACAGGGAAACGGGTTGAGGGAAGAATCTCATATTAGATTTGAATTTTCTATGATTTTTTATCTTTCGAATGGTCCTTGGTGGAAAAGAATCCGTTCAGCCAATCCAAAGAAATCTGATATTGAAGATTTTGGACGCGAGGTTTGTTTTCTATAAGCCTGTTATTGTAGAGTAACAGAAAGTGTGCAAGCAACCAGCTGGCTCCGCCACGGTTGAGTGTAGTTGAACTTTGCTTTACATGAGAAGCAAGTGGTGACATCAAATCAAGCTTATCAGAGCTAGTCGAAGTGGTCGCAAGACCACAAATCTTTAAAGACTTATCGAAGTATAGGAAGGCGATGAATGGACTGCGTCATCAAAAAGTGAAAAAAAAAACTATGCTCTGGTGTGTGCAAGTGGTGGATTATCGACATTAGACGACCATCACGTGCAGGACAACTTCTTGTGATATTCTTCAGATGAGAACTGCACGTTGCACTTCTCACTGACAACTGTCAAGCTGCTGGTGCTCCATCTTCACTGCTCAGGCTTCAGGCATCATACGACAGACATACTTCTGCTTAAACAGAATGTCTTCCTAGTTTGTTAAACCTTTGCAGTTGTAAATGAACATCGGAAAAAAAAAACGGCTACTGCGATTTTCTTGGAAGAGGACTCTACCAAAAGAAACATTTCACACGGTCCGACTGTAAAATAAATTATTCCATCAGCAATACGGAACGAGACGAAGGGTGGAATTCGTAATTTTGCTCTGTCGGCTTTTCAAGGTTGTCTGGGGATTGTCTTTTGCAACTAAAATTATAATAAATGCAACAAAATCGTGCCTGGAATGGCAATATGAATCAATTGGTCATTAGCATATTAGGAGGTTATTTAATCGTGTTAAAAGAAGCACTGATAGGCAGCATTTGCTTAGTGCAGGTCTAACGTTTTCAACGTGCACAGCGTACTCGTTTCTTAGCACGGTTCCGATCAGCATAGCATGATGAGTTTAAGTGAATATCCAATGGACTGGTCAAGCTTGTCAACGCTTGTCCCGGAGTCGAAGCAACATTTTGATCTCCGTCAAAAGATTTCCTCCAAGAGAAAGATTTTGAATTACAAAACCTCTCGAAGTTTCACCGAATTTTTCGAGTCCTACGGTGTTTGGGATAAATTGAGATACCACTTGACCCACAAGTTCCAAGCCACGTTTTTGAACGGATTGAAAGGTGAGATTGAATACAATTTCAATCCAGCGAGGCGACGCGAAGATCGCGTTCTCATCAACATACGCAACCTGTCACCTTTATTCGGTGGGATCGTTCCTGCAACTACGGAAGAATTTACAAGCATAGCGAAGTTAGATGATTTTCTCCAAGCGCACGTTCACTTGAATAAGTGTTCGTATGGTGTGCACGCCTCTTGCGCCTGTGGACAGAAGAGTTCAGAGGATGTGGAGCTTTTTGGGAGTGTATGCAAATACAGACATATCCACCATTTTTGTTCGGAGCACGTTCGTGGCTGGCTGCACTGTTACCTGCATCATGCAATTCTGTTGCGGGAATCAAGGAAGCATTACAACGAGCTCATCGCCCAAAAGTGCGCATTGAATCCAGAAGATATTATTTATTTGCAAACGGGTGACCGCGCAACACCGGAATATTGGCTAAACGTCGCTCTAGCTAGAGGTACGATTTTAATCTAGCTTAAGTGTGATGTAATAAATCAGTGTATCAATCATTTGTGGTGTTTTTTTTTAACCCTATCATTGATTGATGTTGAATGAACTATAACAAAGCTTAGCAAAGTGATGGATGAGCTGCTCTTTATCAAGTGGTGATTGGTCGCCATTACTCGACCATTACGTGCACGACAATCGCTAGTGGAGTCATCTAGATCAGGACCGCACGTTGAATTGTACCAACAATTCTCAGGCTGCAATGAATGGTCATGTCGCAAACCTACTCTCTACTGTGTAAACTGCTGCCGAGCATCTTGAGATCGTGTAACTCTCTAACTGTAGGCAGTCCACTCTGTACCAAATGCCAAACCATATCAACAGCGGGTAGCGCTGAATCCGTTTCGAACCCAGCTTAAGCACACCCGAACGCTTGCGGATTCTGTTCATTCACAGTATGTCTCAGGTACATTCCGGGAAAGTCCCAGTCGAACGTACCCATGATGAATTATCAATTATATATTACCATGGCAACGACAGGCTGGACCAGACTATTCCAGCGGCGTTCATTATCATAATATTTGTTAAAGTAACTGGAACGGTTGACACACTGTCGTTTGATATTTCGCCATGACCTGTATAAGGCTCAGACATCTCATCAGACGTCCGACGCAACGTGATACATAATTGATGACTTTAGTCCCCATTTTCATCAGTGGCAGATGGATACGTTAATGCAAATTTGGACAATTTCATTCATGAAATCACTTTCCAGACATTCGACCCAAAAAAATAATCATTTATCATATAGTTTCCGTATAAAAGGAGAAACTAGTGCATAACAAATCTATATTTACTTTGAACCCCTGAACTTTCAGAACGTGCCCGGTTCTTTGCGGACTCCAGAGAAAGAAAGCCAAACAGTGAAGCTACGGGTTTTTGAGCCATCACAATGAGTTCTCAAGAAGACAACATATCGCAAACTCCCTCAGCGGTGTTCTCAACATCCCAGGACATTTTTTTATCGAGTGATATTATTTTATACATGAGTAAGTTTCTGAGTTTTGAAGACTACAAAAGTTTCATTCAAGCTTGTTGGCCGAACGGCGACGAAGACGACACCATTCGAGCTAAATTGTGGCAACTGTCTACTCACAAGTTCAAAGCTGAGTTTTTAAACGGAAAGCAATTAGAGATCGAATACAACTTCGATTCTACAAGAACAAAAGAAAACCGGATTCTTATCAACTTGGATAGTTTATCGCCTGTGTTCGCTGGGACTGCTGTTCCAGTGGTGCACAAGTTCACGAGCGTATCGAAGCTGAACAAATATTTGAAAAAACACGTCCATTTGACTAAGTGTTTGAACCATCGACGTGACCGCTGCGACCGTAGACATGTTTATCATGAATGTTGGAAAAATGTTGTCAGGTGGTTGACTGGATGTCTGCAGACTTTGATTCTGTTACAAGAAGCAAAACGTCTTTTCAGCGACAACATAACCTACCAGTACTCGATCGTTCCAGATGACATTGTTCATTATCAAACGGACAAGCGCGAAACTTGGAAGTTCTTGCAAGACAATGCTACAAAATTCGAAGGGTCTTTTGAAGAAAGCGACATTGATGACAGTGGAATTTGTGTCGGTTTGTGAGTGTTCAACGGCGTACCTTAAGCACGGCTTAGTGAATTTCAATATAAATGTGCTTCGATGAATGTCACCATATCGAGACTTGCATATTTTGTAAACGTGTCTACTTCTCAATAAGTGTAATGATCGATAGCGTCCCTTTGTGTTTGTAAATAGCTTTGTCTTCTTGGACATTTATTACTTTTCAACGGATGTAAAAAAAGGTAGGTCTTCTTTTTTTTTCTGAATGTCTTTATCGTTATTCATGTAGGACGTGCATTGTGAATGTGTATGATATTTCAATAAAACAATATGCCAGTACCTCTTTTTTTTTTTATGATGATTTTGATGATGAGCCCACAACTAAGTGAACCAGAAGCGTTCGTGAAGTGAATCAGAAGCAATCGTAATAACTTTTCATCGTATATGTCGACACCGGCATTACATACCTACAACCAACAAACTAATGCCGTTGTCGTTTACCCTGTAGAACGTTATAACGATGAAGGAAACTTGCCGTAGTTCTCTGTCGAGTCAATTGAATGTTTATCTTCAGTGATCTTCCTAGCAAAGTGGTAACACGGACAATAGTGTAGCTACGACCTACAAGACGTGCTACGAGTTTTGCTACGAAATAACTACAAAGCCGTGCTTATACCTCGTAGCGCGTAGCTAATCTCGTAGCTACTAGATACCTACGCAGCCGTACTCGTATCTCGTAGCGCGTAGCTAATGTCGTAGCTACAAATAACGACGCAGCCGTAATAGAACCTCGTAGCTTGTAGCCAATCTCATAGCTGAATCCGTAGTTCATAGCTCGTAGGTTTGGAACAATTGAATGCTATTGACAGACTTGAGTATCATGACGTGGCTAATGTTGCCGATCATCAGGGAGCCTCTAAGTAAGAACTTTGAAACCACTCTGGTATACTCCAGTATTGATAGGGATTGTAGTCAAGAATGCAGCGGCGAACGCCACTCTCACAAACTCCACCGCTCTACAAAAACCAAACATCTAACTAATGTTTTTGCATGTACATGCAAAGCACGTACATAAACTTTGGAAGTCGAACAGAAAAAGGAATTCGCTTAACAGCACGTAGGCAAAGATACTAGTGAGGCGTTCAGCAGGCATTCACAAAATATGTCAGCTCTGACGCCTACACTAAGATATCGGACCTGGCTCTGCGCAGCGAAACGATAACCGTTGCACCAACGCCACGGACGTAAAAACTGCTTTGACGAGCATGC